ACAAATATTGGCGGATGGTTTAACGAAATCATTGAACGGGGTGCCTTTGATGGGTGTGATTTTACTGATGTGCTATTTAGTGTGAATCATGATTTAAAAAAAATTCCGCTGGCAAGGAGTCGGAGGAATAACGGTAATTCTACAATGCAGTTAGTCTTGGACGATAAAGGACTCTATATCAAGGCAAATCTTGATGTGGAAAATAACAATGAAGCTAGGTCTTTATATAGTGCTATAAAAAGAGGGGACATCGACGGGATGTCTTTTATTTTTTATGTTGATGAAGAAAAATGGGAAGACCTTGAAAGTGAAATGCCCACCAGGCGAATTCAAAAAATCAAAAAAGTTATTGAAGTAAGTGCGGTCAATTTTCCGGCATATACCGGAACTGACATAAATGCTCGTGACCAAGCTGTATTGGATAATGCGGCAAAGGCATTGGAGAATGCCCGGTCTCAGTTGGATAACTCGAAAAACGAGCTTGAACTATTAAAAATTAGATCTCAAATTTTACTTAAAATGGAGGAATAAATACATGAAGAAAAAATTACAAGCATTATTACAAAAGAAAGAAGAAAGAAAACAAGCACTTGGTACTCAAGCACAGACAACTGATTCAGTTGCCGAACTACGTAGTATTAATGCAGAATTGGAAACATTGAATGCTGAAATCGCTGAATTACGAAGTATGATTGATGAGATTCCAGATGAAGTTAACGATAATCAATCTGGAGGTGCAGGAGATCCACAACAACGAAACCAACCTCAAGGTCCAGTAAATATTTTGGGAGCATATGGACTGAATGGTCAAAAACAAAATCAAAATGAACAACGTGCTACAGATCGATTTGATACACTTGAATATCGTTCTGCATTTATGGATTATGTGACTCGTGGTGTTCGTTCCCAAAATCTTGAATTTCGAGCCGATGCGACAACTGGAACAGGAGATATTGGGGCAGTCATCCCAACTACGATTTTGAATAGAATCGTAGAGAAATTAAAAGATTATGGTCGAATTTGGTCGCGTGTTACTAAAACAAGTCTTCAAGGTGGCTTACAAATTCCACTTTCAAATGCAAAACCTAAAGCAACTTGGGTTGCCGCAGGAAGTGTTGCAGAAAAACAAAAGAAAGCAACATCAGGAACAATTTCCTTTTCTTATCACAAATTGCAAGTACGTGTAGCTGTAGAATTAGTTGCTGAAACAGTATCTTTACCTGTTTTCGAACAAACTGTATCAGACAATATCTATGAAGCTATGATTGTTGCGTTAGAAGAGGCTATTATTAATGGTACTGGAGAAGGGCAGCCGTTGGGTATTGTAAATGATACTATTCCAGTAAAACAAATTGTTGAACTAGATCCTGCTGATTTTGGAAATTACGAAACTTGGACAACTGTATTTGGTAAGTTGCCTCGTAGTTATCGGAGCGGCGCAGTCTTAATTATGGCTGATGCAGACTGGACAAAGTATATTGAAGGTATGACTGATGCAAATGGTCAACCAATTGCACGTGTAACATATGGTTTAGATGGAACTATCCAAGAAAAATTGTTAGGTAAAGACGTAATTCCGGTTGAAGAATTGTTGCCATCCATTGATGATGCTGCAGATGGTGAAGTAGTTGGTATCTTAGTGAAACTATCGGATTACATGGTGAATAGTAATATGCAGATGACATTCAAACGTTACTTTAACGAGGATACTGATGAATGGATTAGCAAATCAACATTAATTGCCGATGGTAAACTTGCAGATAAAAACGGAGTGGTCTTAATTAAGAAAAAAGCTACCGAATAAGGTGGTGGGTAGATGACAACGGATGAGCTTGTTATTGAGGTGAAAAAAGGATTAGGTATTTCAACTGATCCAAATGAAAAAATAGATCCAGTGATAAAGCAAAAGGTTTTATCTGTAAAAGCATTTTTGAAAAATGCAGGTGTAACCGATGAAAACATGAATGGTGAATTGGCCATTGGTGTTATTGTCATGGGAGTAAATGACTTGTGGGATTCTGAAGCAGGGGAAATCAAATTCTCTCCTGCTTTTTTTACATTAGTTACGCAATTAGCGTCAGGGTGATGTCCGTGAGATTTGATCATGAGTTGGATTTGGTATCAGAAACTGTTGTTAGCGATAGTTTAAAAAGTCAGCGAACAGTAGAGTCGAGGAAAACTGTTTTATGTAGTGTAAAATCAATAGGTCGTAATGAATTTTATGGTGCTTATGCTACAGGTTTAAAGCCTGAAATTATTTTTGTCCTCCACTACTTTGAATATAACGGTGAGAGAAAAGTTGTGTTTACAGGAACAAAATATAGAGTTATTAGAACATTTACAAGTGACTTTAAACTAGTAGAACTTACATGTGAGCGTGATGTCCATGGTTAAAATTAAGGATTTAACAAAAGAAATTGTATCTGCCTTAGAGGTTTATACTACGGCAGTTTCAGAACAAATAGAGAAAGAAAAGATTGAAGTAGCGAAAGAAGCAGTAAAAGAACTTAAGCAAAAGAGTCCAAAAGATACCGGTGAATACGCAAAAGGCTGGAAAAGGTCTAAGGTGGGTACAGCACAAGTCATCCATAATGCTACTGGATATTCGTTGACACACTTGCTTGAACGTGGTCACGCAAAACGCGGTGGCGGACGTGTGCCGGGAAAACCGCATATTGCGCCTGTCGAACAAAAAGCTATAGAAGAGTTTGAGAGTCGTATCGAGAAGGTGATTAGAGGATGACGGTACTTGAATTAGTCAATATTTTGAAGGCTACCGGTTATCCCGTAACCTATTCACATTTTGAATCAACTGAAACGAATCCGGCACCTGACCCGCCATTTATTTGTTATGTGCTCCCGCAAACAGACAACTTCATGGCGGACAATAAAACGTATCACAAAATTAGCAGTGTTGACATTGAGCTTTACACTGATTTCAAAGATTTCGAAGCTGAACAAAAATTGGAGAATTTACTAGACTTATATGAAATTCCGTGGAATTCGTATGAAGCGTATATCGAATCTGAAAAGATGTATCAAAAACTATACGAAGTGAGGTTGATATAAATGCCAACAGAAGAAAAAATTGTTTATGGTTTGAGTAACGTTCATTATGCTCCTTATACTATTGAGGGTGGTATTATTACATTCGAAAAACCTATTGCTATTCCAGGTGCAGTGGAAATGACAAATGACCCAGTTGGTGACCCAATCGAATTTTATGCGGATAATATGGTTTATTACTATGCAGACAATAACCAAGGCTATGAGGGGACACTTAGTATTGCTAGGTTACCAGATTCATTCAAACAAGATATTTTAAAAGAAGAACTAGATGATACAGACAAAGTATTGATGGAATATGCGGATGTACAAACAAAACCATTTGCATTACTATTTCAATTTGAAAACGACGTTAAAGCACGCCGTCATGTAATGTTTAATTGTAATGCAAGACGTCCGAGTCTTTCTTCAACCACTAAAACAGATTCGACAGAACCAAATCCGACAGAATTAACATATAAAGCAACACCAATTGTGATTAATCAACGTCCTATTGTTAAGGTAAGTACCACTTTTGCGACTCCTGATGCCATTTATAATGGTTGGTTCCAAAGTGTATGGACACCTGGGTCTACTGATGGAGGCAATGCAGGAGGGGAAGAATAATGGAGAAAACAATAGAAATAGATGGAAAACAAGTGAGGTTACGGTCTAATGCCGCAACCCCTATTCGTTATAAAACGCAGTTCGGACGCGATTTTTTTAGTGACATTTTAAAAATGCACACTTTAACTAAGTTTGACCCAAAAAAGGAAAATTATGAAGTACTAGAAAAACTTGATATGACAGTTTTTTATAACCTGATTTGGGTGTATGCAAAGACGGCAGATCCAAGTATCCCTGAACCAATACAATGGTTAGATGGGTTTGATAAATTTCCTCTTGAGGAAGTTATGGAAACTGTACAGGAATTGCTAGTACATCAATTTAAAACTAAAAAAAAGTAGGTGAAGAATCGGAAGGTGATTACATCACAACCGATTCTTTTTTATTGTTATGTAAGCTATCTAAACTGACACCTGATGATATGGAAATGATGGACATTGGAGTTTGTCTTGATTATATAGATGAGTTTACAGATTTTATGAAACCAAAAAAGGAAAAGAAAAAGAGAAAAGCAACACAAGCAGATTTTGACCGTTTTTAAAAGCGAGGTGAGACCATGGCAAATAAGCGGATAAAAGGTATTACAATCGAACTTGACGGAGAAACAAAAGGTCTCGATAAGGCGCTACAAGATGTGAATAAACGAAGTCGTGATTTGTCTAGTGAACTTAGAGAAGTTGAGTCTGCTCTAAAATTTAACCCTGGAAACATTGAGTTGTTAGCCCAAAAACAACAAATTCTTACTCAACAAGTTGAAAATACAACAGAAAAGCTCAATACACTAAAAAAAGCGCAAGAACAAGTAGAACAACAATATAAATCTGGCGAAATCGGTGCTGATCAATATCGGGCATTTCAACGAGAAATTATTCAAACAGAAAGCAAATTAGATAGCTTTAAAAAAGAACTATCCACAATTGATGATACAAATGCGCCGCAAAATTTGAAAAAAGATTTCCAACAGGTTTCTAAAGAAGCGGATAATGCTAAAGAGGAAATAAAAAGTGTTGGAACAGAACTAGGAAACATGATTGCCGGTGCTGCTGCAGGTGGAGGAATTGCCGGAGTAATCGAAAAGTCATTCGACGTATCGGAACTAAATACAAAAATTGATATATCCTTTGAAGTTCCAGAGGAATCAAAGAAAGCCATAAAGGAAGCTATTAATACCGTAAGTGCTTATGGTGTAGATGCGGAAGCAGCACTGGAAGGTGTAAGGCGTCAATGGGCATTAAATAAAGATGCAAGCGATGAAGCAAATACAGCTATTATAAAGGGTGCTGGAGCAATTACAGCGGCTTATTCGGGTGTGGATTTTACAGAGTTAATTCAAGAAGTTAATGAAATGTCTAGGGAAATGGGAATTTCTAACGAGGAAGCCCTTGGTTTAACAAACAGGCTTTTAGAAATAGGATTCCCGCCCGAACAAATTGATATAATTTCGGAATATGGAGGCCAATTAAAACGAGCAGGATATAATGCTGAAGAAATTCAGGCAATAATGGCAGCTGGGGTTGATACCGGAACTTGGAACATTGATAACTTACTTGATGGCCTAAAAGAAGGACGTATCCGTTTAGCTGAGTTTGGTGCGGAAGTGCCTAAGGCAACTCAAGACTTATTGGCCAATACTGACATATCCACAAAACAATTACAAGATTGGGGAGCAGCAGTTGCAGAAGGCGGAGATAAAGGAAATAAAGCCATGCAAGAAGTGGCAAAGGCTTTAGTAGGTGTTAAGAATGAAGCGACTCGAAATGCCCTAGGAGTGCAAATATTTGGCACTATGTGGGAAGACCAAGGCGAGAATATAACCGATACCATACTTGGCATGAATGACCATCTCACTACCGCGAAAGAAAATCAAGATCAATTAAATGAGTCTGTAAAAAAGGTAGATTCATCCCCAACCGTTGAGTTTAAAAAAGCATTAAGTGATTTAAAAATAGCTTTAGAACCGGTATTAGTATTTATCGCTGACATAATATCAAAGATCGCTGAATGGGTCCAAAACAATCCAACTCTAGTAGCAACAATCACCGCTATTGTTACTGTACTTGGTATTTTGATGGGAATATTCTTAGCTATCTCGCCAATTATCACCGCACTGTCAATGGCAGCAGGAGCATTAGGGATAAGTATAGGAGCAATTGCAGCACCAGTTTTGATAGCAATTGGTGTCATAGGCGCATTAATCGCAATTGGCGTCGCACTTTGGAAAAACTGGGACACGGTCAAGGCAAAAGCAGTTGAAATTTGGACGGCTGTAAAAGATTGGATTGTACAAACGTGGGAAAATATTAAATCGAAAGCGTCAGAAATTTGGAATGCTATTAAGCAATTTTTCTCTAATACTTGGAACAACATTAAAAATACAGCTTTTACTATATTTAATAATGTTAAAGATTCGATTGTATCTGCGTTTAATAATTTAAAAACATCTGTATCTAACGTTTGGAATGGAATAAAAACATTTTTTGCAAATACCTGGAATAATATTAAAAATACAGCTACGAATATATTTAACAATATCAAAAATGGAATTATTAAGGCTTTTGAAGGTGTGAAAAGCCGAATATCTGGTATTTGGTCTGGTATATGGTCAACTATAAAGGGATTTATCAACCGAATCATTGGAGGAATCAATACCATGATAGGCGGTTTAAATAAACTCAAATTCAGTGCACCTGATTGGGTACCAGTTATTGGTGGTAAGTCATTTGGTATCAATATACCAACTATCCCCAAGCTAGCAAAGGGTGGAGTTGTTTCTAGTCCTACCCTTGCAATGGTAGGTGATGCCGGGATAGGAAACCCTGAAATTGTTGCACCTGAAAAGATGATTAAAAGTATTATGAAAGAAACGTTTCAGGAGTTATTAAATTCTAATATTCAAAAAACAAATGACAATACTTCAAGGCCTATTATACTTCAGGTGGATGGAAAGACTTTTGCAAAGGTTATTGGTAACTACACGGATGATGAAGGTGGAAGTAGAATACGCCGCATTGAAAGAGGGTTAGCATAATGTGGTACGGAATTAATTATCTTGGAAAACATTCTTTTAAAGATATGGGATTTACAATATCAGAAAGAGATATTGGATTTCCAGAAAAAGAAAAAATCAAGATAAAGGTACCTTTTTCCAACGTTGAGTATGATTTTAGCGAAATGTACGGTTCGCAGACATATACGTCACGAAAATTATCTTATACTTTTAATCTTGTGGATCCTAAGGGAAATACCAAACATAAATTAACTATCCTTAAAACCGTTTTAATTAATTGGTTAATGAATAGCCATGGAAAGCAGAAACTTTATGATGACGCAATCCCTGGCTATTATTTTTTAGCAGAAGTCGAGAACGAAGCTTCTTTTCGGGAAAACTGGGATACTGGAGCTCTAACAGTCAACTTTATAGCATATCCGTTTATGATTGCAGAACTTCCAGAGGGGAATGATATCTGGGATAGCTTTAATTTTGAAATAGATGTGGCTCAAACAGTTGGTTTTGAAGTAAATGGAACATTAGAAGTTACACTCATTAATCCGGGAACCCCTGATGTTATACCAGAAATTAATACATCTGCATTAATGACAATAGAAAAAGATGGTGTAAGTTATACAATTGCTCCTGGCAAAACGAGGGACCAAGATTTTATGCTAAAAAGTGGAGAAAATACCTTAAAGATAAATGGTGATGGCACTATCTCCTTTATTTTTTATAAGGAGTTGATTTAGTTTGTACAAAGTCACAATAATTAATGATGGGATAGAAACAGTTATTCATAGTCCATATGTAAATGACTTAAAACTACCAGCTGGTACGATAAAAAAAGAGATTAATAAGATTGATTCATTTAGTTTTTCTTTTTATCTAAACAATCCCGCATATGGAAAGATAAAGCCATTAAAGACCTTGATTAATGTCCTGAATCTGAAAACAAATAAATATGAATTCGAAGGTCGTGTTCTTGGTCCATCTAAAAACATGGATTCAAGCGGTCTTTTTGATGAGTCTTACGAATGTGAGGGAGAACTTGGCTATTTGCACGACAGCATGCAAAAACACCGAGAATTTAGGGGGTCACCTGAAGAATTACTGACTGAATTACTTAGTTATCATAATAGCCAAGTAGAAACGTACAAACAATTCCAAATAGGAAACGTAACGGTAATTGATCCGAACGATTATGTTTATTTATATACTTCAGCAGATAAAAGTACATTTGATACTATCAAAGAAAAATTAATAGACAGGTTGGGTGGCGAACTTCAAATCCGAAAGGAAAACGGTGTTCGTTTTTTAGATTATCTAGTCCGAGTTGGGGAGGATAAGTCAACCGAAATCAAGATTGCTAAAAACCTTGTAAGTATGAGTGTAGATGTGGATCCAACAGAAATTATAACTAGATTGACACCATTAGGAGCAAGAGTAGAAAGCGAAGATGAAACTGCAACAGATGCATCTGAAGCTAGACTGACAATTGAAAGTGTAAACAATGGAGTACCTTATATCGACAATGAAGCATTAAAACAGGAGTTTGGTATACAAGGTGGGGCGGTAACTTGGGATGATGTAACGGATCCAAACAATCTGTTAAGTAAAGGACAAGATTGGTTTGCTAATCAGAAAACATCATTAAATCAATATAAAATAGCAGCACTGGACCTATTTTTAATAGGTTTAGACATTGATTATTTGGATGTTGGTAACTCTCATCCAGTTAAAAATCCAATCATGGGGATAGATGAACGTCTCCGAATTATTGGAAAGTCAATAAACATCAATGAACCACAAAGTAGTGATTTGACTATTGGCGATAAATTTAAAACATTGTCTGAGTACCAAAACGAAGCAAACAAATCAGCTCAAAAGGTCGTCGAGTTAGAAAGTACAGTTAATCAGCAAACGCAGACCATTGCAACTTTAAAAACCGAATTAACCACCGTTGATAACGCAGTGAAAGAAGTCCAACAAACAATAGCTGAAAATGATATACCTGCACTGGAACAAGCGGTATCTGACTTGCAAACAGCAATAGATAATCTGAATACAGCAATAGACGAAATACCTAATTACGGCCCTGTTACTCCTACAACGGATGGTCTAATGATAGCAGCCGACAAAATAAAATTAAACAAAATTACAGTCGTAAATGAGGTTGATTTAGATGATTTAGTTGCTAGAGTAGTAGCATTAGAAGGTGTGAACAATGGCTAAAATAAGCGATTTAGCACAGAAAATCAAAGAGTTAAGCGAGCAACTTTTGAAGGAGGTCATAAAAAATGGCAATACCAACGAAAATAAAACAATTAGCTGATGACATCCGCACAAAAATATACG